TGCTTCTAATATGGCTGAGTATTTACAAGGCAATCCACAAATAATGGATAACATACAAAACACAATTGGATCGGGGATTGATAAATTTAAATCAGGTTTAGGTTCTATAAAAGACTTTGCAATGGACAAAGGAAGAATGGGTAGAAATTTATTAGGATCAGCAGGAGCTATGGCTTTAGGACTTCCAGGAATAGTTGGCTCAGGAGCAATGGCTTTAATGGGTGGACTTGGAAATGCTTTTGAAGACAGACAATTATCCGGAGATGGAACTACAGTAGATGAATATGGTAGATCTTATAATGCATCAGATTTAAATAAAATGAATGCAAGAGGTGGTTATTATACTGAAGCTGCAAGATCTTCTAGAAGAAGAACAAATAGAATTAATGATATGTTAGCAAGAAAAGCAAAAGGTAAAAGAATATCTGCTGCAAACTTAGCTAGGCTTCAAGCACAAGAAGCAGCACAAGAACAAGCAAGATTAGCTGCTACAAGACAAATGGCTGAACAAAATAGACAATCAGGATCAGGTGGTTATCAAGCGGGTTATGGTGGTGGATTTATGGGTGGATCTGGAACAGCTGCAGATATGGGATCTTTTAGAGACGGCGGCCTGGCTTCAATGTTCACTAGGAGGAGATAATGAAAAAATCTTCAGGTGCAAAAGCAAGATTAAAATCTTACTTAGAAAACCTTCGTGTTGGCTCTACTATAAATAGAGCAAAACTTGCAGAAAAATTTGGAATGACTTCTTCAATGGGAGGTGTATCTGATACTATAAATAGTCTTCCAGAAAAAAAATTTAAATTTGAAGATCTTTACAAATGGGAAAGACCTAAAATAAAAACAACAGAAGCTCAAAAAAAATTATCTCAGTTATTATTTGGTGAAGATATTTACGAAATATCTTCAGGTAAAAGAAGTAATATTATATCTGGTTATTTTAATAAAAATACAATGACTCCATATAGAGTCAAGACAATGTATGATCCTAAATCTTTTAAAGATTATGGAAAAGGATGGAATGATTTAACTGAATCACAAAAAGATAGAGTAAGATCAGGTAAACCACCAGAAGCTCTAGCTCCACAACGAACAGTAAACCTTAATAAACAATTATTAAAATTATCAAAAGATCCTAGAATTATAGATATATTTAAAAATGCAGATAGAACTCCTGCTCAATTAAAAACAGATGTTTCTGTAATAAAAAAAATGTTAGGGAAAAATGTTAATGCTGTAGAAAGACTAACTCAATTAGCCGCAGCTTTTTCAGGAAAAGATCCTAGACCAGGCATCCCTATAAAATTTAAAACAAATGCTGACAATATTTATAATACATTACCACATACTGGAGCACAAAGAGAATTAAATGAATTAATAATTGGTAGAAGTTTAGGTGAAAAAAGTATTAAAACAATTAAAACTCAAATTAGAAAAAACCCCAATTATATTTTTACAGGTGATTATAATATTGATGAACCTGCAGGTTCAACTTCTTCAGTAAGAAGAGGTACTACGCCTTATGGAATTTTTGGGCAAGTAATAGATAAAGAACTTAATCAAGGAGAAAAATATTCTTTTGATAGAAAAAAATCTGTTAAAGAAGAAGCATTACAAAAAGCAATAAAAGATGCAAAAATAAAAAGAGTAAATGATATTGGATCAGATAAAAATGTTAAAAAAGCCCTTAAAGACTTTAACAAATTAGTTTCTGATTACGAAAAAATATTAAATGTAGACACACCAAAAGGAACTCCTAGAATTAAATTATTTAAAGCAACATTAGATAGTCCAATTAATTCTATTGCAAACTTTGATACTTTTAACCCAGAATATAAAAAAGCATTTTTAAATAATTTTAATACTAGAGGTTATTCTTTTCAAGTACCAAGAGATATTAAAACTATTCCACAAATTGCTGAACTTACAAAAGACCCAGCAGTTATAAAAAAAATGACACAACTTGTTAATAGATTTGCACCAAGACTTTTAGCACTTCCACTTGCAATAGGAGCAGGTTATGCAGGCGTAACTGGTCTTTCAAAATTAGTTGGAGGAACTGCTGTATCAGCTGCAGAAATTCAAAGAGATGCACAAGGAAATGTTATTGAACCACAAGCAATAGAAAGACCACAAGTAATAGAAAAACCAGAAACAATTCAATACAACAGGGAGACCGGATCTTTTCTTAATACAGCAACAGAAGATAAAACAGATCAAAACGCATTACTACAATGGGGCCAAGAAAACCCACTGACCGCAGTCGCCGGTACATCGGTTGCTTTATCAGCACAAGAAATACCAAGAGCATATAAAATGCGTAGAGGAGTTGGTGACACTGGACCACTACCAGGTGGTAAGGGTAGAATTAGATCATCAATTGGAATTGGTGGAGCGTTAAAACCTGTTCTTACAACTTTAGGAACACCGTTAGTCGGTTTAGGTTTTGAAGGACTAATGGCTAAAGAAAGATTAGAAAATGATGAAACTATGTCTGATATTTTAATGGATCCACTAGGACCTGCAGCGTCACTTGCTTTTATGGAACCTTTATCGAGAAGTTCAGGTGTTGTTAGAGGCGCGCCGACAGGTATAGCTAATTATTTTAAAAATTACGGAGATCTATCTAACGTAGGTCAAGCTAGACCAGGACTAACTAGTAAAGCATTAAGATTAGGATTAAGTCCAAGAATGATTGCAGGGGCTAGTAGATTTTTAGGATTACCAGGATTAGCTTTAACAACTGGATTAGCAGGTTATAATGCATATAAAAATTATCAAAACGAGGAAGGAATGATTTACGATTTCTTTAATAACAATGAATAGACGAGGATTTTTAAAAGGAGCAGCAGGACTTCTATCGCTTCCAATTGTGGGAAAGATGGCATCATCTGTAAAATCTCCAATGGTTAGAGAAGGCATAGCTAATGTTGCAAATGTTGTTTCAGATGCACCGGTTTATTTTTGGAAACTTGTAGATAAAATTAAAAATTTAGGTAAAGATGTAACTGAAACAGCCGGAACAGCTGACAGACAAACTGTAAAACAATATAAAGATTTTGAGTTAACAGAAGATATAGCAACAGGTGAAATTCAAATTTTTAAAACTAGCCAAAGTGATGACGCAATGGAGTTTGTTGGTGAAAATGCTAACGAAGAAGTTTTTATGAGATATAAACCCAGTGAAAAAATACTTTTAGATGAAGCAAATCCGGCAGGAGGAGTTCGTAAAACAATGCCTGAGTATGAAGAAAATACTTCATATATTTCTAACAACAGAGAAAATACAGGTGAGATTTTAGAAGAAGTATCTGGAGTTCCAGATGATATATTTTTAGAAGTAGGTGAACAAATACCAGAGTTCCTTAGAAAAGGAAAAGCGGACGGTGGTATTATAAATCTTGCAGGCCAAGATAGAGTAGGAAGATGGATGGGCGGTTCTATGTCAGCAGGTAAAAGTACATTAAGAGATATGTTAAGATATTTTTCTAAAGGTAGCAAACATGGCAAGAGTGGTGCAGAAATGTTAAAAATGGTAAATCCTAAACAGATTTTAAAATACTTAGAAAACCCTAATGACTTATTTATGAAAGGATCATCTAAAGAAGGAATTATGGCAACTGATATGGTTAAAGATTATGCTACAAAAGTAGAAGGCGAAAGATCAATGATGATCGGTGAGCTTCTTAACGCTGCAAAAAATATAAGAAAAGGAGATAAGAGTATAAATGAATATAAAGAAAAAATAATAAAAGAAATGATGGATAAAGGTGCGAATAGAGAAATGGCTGAAAATTTAGCAGAAATGGTATCGGGAATGGCACAAAAAGCAGGGGGTAGAACACCTACTCCAAATATTACAGATCAAGGACTTTTAGAATTAGAAAACATTCAAAAAAATTTATTAACTAAAGGAAGATCATTAAATGCCGACGGCGGTAGAATAGAACTTGCAAAAGGAGGAATACCTAGAGCATTACAAGCAGCATTAAAAACTATTAGAAGTAAATTTGGTGATGACTCTATTAAAAATTTAGAAAAATCATCTGAGTTAAATGATTATAGGTTTGAGGCCTCACCTGAGTTTAATATAAAAAGACCTGAGTCAGCTATAATAAGAGATAAGATGAAAAACTTTGGTAAGCCTGGTCAATATAATCCGGATGGAAGTATTGATTATGATTACTATGCACAAATATTAAATGATGAAGAAAATATTTTTGTATCTGGTTTAGAATCTATAGAAGAATTAGAAGCAATGAAAAAAGAAAGATTTGATTACTACGATGATATGAGAGGAATGTATGATAGAGGGGAACTAAATAAATATGCACCATCAAAATTAGATAATGTAAATGATAATCAAATTGCAGAAGCTGTTGAAAATATATTTCCTACAGGTGATATTAAACTTGATGCTGAAATGGCAGCCGAGTCTTTAGTAGAACTTAATCCTCAAATTTTTGGAGATATACTTTATGAAGATTTAGATAGTGTTACTCGATCAAAAATATATGGAGCTGTTTTAGAAGTAATATCCGGTAATACCGCTAAGATGATACAACAAAGTAAAAATCTATCTAAACCCACTAATACTTTAGCCTCTATAAAAGCAGGAAAAGGAATTAATATTTCAGACCCTAATATTTTAGATGAATTTACAAATTTTATAAAAGAGTCTGACCCAAAAGGGTATAATGATTTAGAACAAAAAGTAGAATTATCAAACTTTAACCCCAAGGGTAAAAAAGGAAATGCTGATGGTGGTATCATTGGTTTGACAAGCAATCCAAGGTCTGCTAGTAACAAAGCAGGTGTTGAAACATTATTTAAAAGAAGATAGAATATCCCTATGGCTGAAATAGACAAAACATTACCTAATATGAACCCTAATCAATTAGGGGAAGAAATCGATATTGAACAAGTACAAGAATCTGAAATAGTAGATACCGATGCAGGTCCTGTTGAAATAGACATGACTGAAGATGGTGGAGCAGAAGTTTCTTTTGATCCAAATGCTCAAGAAATTCCAGAAGGAATGGGACACTTTGATAACATTGCAGAAGTTTTAGAAGATTCAGTATCAGATTCATTAGCTTCTGAGTTAATGGAAAAATATACAAATTACAAAGAGTCAAGACAAGAATGGGCAGACAGTTACAGAGAAGGATTAAATCTTTTAGGCTTTAAGTACACAAATAGAACAGAACCATTTAAAGGTGCAAGTTCAGTTACCCACCCCGTACTAGCTGAAGCGGTTACACAATTTCAAGCACAAGCTTACAAAGAGTTATTACCAGCAGATGGTCCAGTTAGAACTCAAATCTTAGGTGCATTAAATGTTCCTAAAGAAGAACAGTCTAAACGTGTCAAAGATTTTATGAACTATCAAATTATGGATCAAATGAAAGAGTATGAACCAGAGTTTGATCAAATGTTATTTTACTTACCTCTATCAGGATCTACTTTTAAAAAAGTTTACTATGATGATTTATTACAAAGAGCAGTATCAAAATTTATTCCAGCTGAAGATTTAGTTGTACCTTATTCTGCAACATCATTAGAAGATGCAGAAGCAATTATTCATGTTATTAGAATTTCACAAAACGATTTACGTAAACAACAGGTTAATGGTTTTTATAAAGACATTGATCTTGGTGAGCCGCCTATTCAAGAAGATAAATTAAAACAAAAAGAATTAGAACTTGAAGGTGTATCTGCAAACGGTACAGAAGACATGTACACTATTTTAGAAATGCATGTTAATTTAGATTTAGAAGGTTTTGAAGATGTTGATCCAGAGGATGGAGAACCTACTGGTGTTAGACTTCCATACATAGTAACAATTGATGAAGCAAATAGTAAAATTTTATCTATCAGAAGAAATTTTGATGAACAAGATACTTTAAAAAAGAAAAAAGATTATTTTGTACATTTTAAATTTTTACCTGGTTTAGGTTTTTATGGTTTAGGTTTAATTCACATGATTGGTGGGTTATCACGTACTGCAACAGTTGCTTTAAGACAATTATTAGATGCTGGAACTTTATCTAATTTACCTGCTGGTTTTAAAACTAGAGGGGTTAGAATGAGAGATGATGCCCAACCTTTACAGCCTGGAGAATTTAGGGATGTAGATGTACCGGGTGGAAATATTAAAGATCAGTTTATGACTTTACCTTTTAAAGGACCCGATGCAACTCTACTACAATTATTAAATGTTGTTGTAGGAGCAGGACAAAGATTTGCTTCAATTGCAGATATGCAAGTTGGAGATGGAAATCAAGGTGCCGCTGTTGGTACAACTGTTGCTCTTTTAGAACGTGGCTCAAGAGTGATGTCAGCAATCCACAAAAGACTATATGTGGGTATGAAAAATGAATTTAAATTATTAGCACAAGTGTTTAAAACATACTTACCACCGGTATATCCATATGATGTACCTGGAGCAAGTAGACAAATTAAAGTAGCAGACTTTGATGATAAAATTGACATCTTACCTGTTGCAGATCCTAATATTTTTTCTCAAACACAAAGAATTTCTTTAGCACAAAGTCAATTACAACTAGCGCAATCAAATCCTCAACTACATAATTTATATCAAGCATATAGATCTATGTATGATGCGTTAGGAGTAAAAGACATTAATGCAATTTTACCACCACCGGCACAACCTACACCTATGGATCCAAGTTTAGAGCATATTACAGCTATGTCGGCAAAACCTTTTCAAGCATTTGGTGGACAAGATCATAAAGCGCATATTGATGCCCATTTAAGTTTTATGTCTATCTCTATGATTCAAAATAATCCAATGGCAATGGGTGCAATACAAAAAAATATTTTAGAACACATTTCTTTAATGGCTCAAGAGCAAGTTCAAATAGAATTTGTAGAAGAGTTACAAGAGATGCAACAATTACAACAACAATTACAACCTTTAATGCAAAATCAAGCTGCAATGCAAAACCCACAAGTAATGCAAATGCAACAACGTATGCAACAGATTACAAATCAGATAGAAGCAAGAAAAGCTATTCTAATTGCAGAGCTAACTATGGATTATGCTGAAGAAGAAGACAAAATTAGTAGTGAAGCAGGTGGAGATCCGTTAATTAAATTAAAATCTAGAGAATTAGACATTAAGGCTAAAGCAGATCAAGAGAGAAACTCTTATAATGAGGGTAGATTGAATGTAGATAAGATGAAAGCAATGATGAATGATACTCATCATGATGAAAAACTAGAACAAAACGAAGAATTAGCAGAATTACGTGCGGATACGTCTTTAGAAAAAGCCCAAATGTCTATTGATAGTAAAAAATTCGATTTTGGTAGAAATTTTAAGAAAAACTAAGTATAATAAATTATTAAGGAGATAAATTATGATGAAAAAATCTAAAATGCCTAAAATTGAAAAATGTTTAGGTGTAGGTAAAGACGGTTATCAAACTGGTGGTGTTGTTATTGAAGCAACTAACCCTTTTGAAACT